GACAAGCTGGCCACCACCCTGGCCGCGCAGGCAGCCCCCGAGATCGACACCGCTGCCGAGATGAAGGCCCTGGGCCCCAACGGCACCGCGGTAGTCAACGGCATGGTGGACTGGGCCCGCGGCCTGGTCGCCAAGGGCGTCTGGGGCAAGGAGGACTTCGAGGAGTTCAAGGTCATGGGTGGCACGGCCAAGGGCCTGCGTGCTCTGATGAAGGTGCGCGAGGCCTATGAGGGCCGCATCCCCATCGAAAGCGCCCCCATTGATGGAGCCCCCAGCAAGGATGAGCTCTACCAGATGGTGGCAGATCCCAAGTACAAGTCCGATCCTGCGTATCGCCAGAAGGTGGAGCGCCTGTTCCACCAGTACGCGCAATAGTTGTCTCCAAGGTCTGCCGCAAGGCAGTTGCCACTTGCCCCGGCCTAACCCGCCGGGGCTTTTTTTGTCCAGCTTTCAACCGGGTCTGTTGCTAATTTGTCAAATCCCCCTACAATCAAGTCCTAAGGCCAACCGGGTGACCGGCCCTGACCGTGGCGAGATGCCAACGAGTGGCTGCCGCAAGCAGCAAGCGAAGGCCCTGGCGACAGGCTCACCGATGCGAGAACCCTGATCAACAAACCGAATGAGGTAATCAAATGAGCGTTTCTCTCTCGAACGCCTTTGTCACGCTCTTCGATGCTGAGGTCAAACAGGCTTACCAGGGCAAAGCAATGCTGGTGGGCGCTGTGCGTCAGCGTCGGGGCGTGGAAGGCTCCCAAGTCAAGTTCCCCAAAGTGGGCCGTGGTGTTGCCACCGCCCGTGTGACCCAGACCGATGTGACCCCCATGAACGTGGGCTTCTCGACGGTGACCTGCACGCTGGGCGATTGGAATGCCGCTGAGTACAGCGACATCTTCTCGCAGGCCAAGGTCAACTTCGATGAGCGCTCGGAACTGGTTCAGGTTGTTGGTGCTGCGATCGGTCGTCGCCAGGATCAGCTGATCCTCGATGCACTGTCCGCTGCTTCCGGCACCGGCACCGTGGCGAACTCTATTGGTGGCTCCAACACCAACATGAACATCGCCAAGCTGCGCGAGGCTGCGAAGATCCTCAACACCAAGAACGTGCCGAGCGAAGGCCGTCACATCATCATCCACGCCAACTCGCTGGCCTCGATGCTGGAGCAGACCTCGGTGACGAGCTCTGACTTCAACACCGTCAAGGCGCTGGTGCAGGGTGAGATCTCGACCTTCATGGGCTTCCAGTTCCACATCCTGGGCGATCGCTCGGAAGGTGGCCTGCCCATTGACGGTTCCAGCGACCGCACGCTGTACGCCTTCCACCGCGACGCCATCGGCTACGCAGAAGGTATCGCTCCTCGCACCGAGATCAACTACGTCCCTGAGAAAACGAGCTGGCTGGTCAATGCTCTGTTCTCGGCGGGCTCGGTTGCGATCGATGCCGAGGGTATCGTCAAGATCACTGCCCGCGACACTGCGGCTGCAGCCTAATAGGAGGGTCTGAAAAATGGCTTACTCTGCAGACGGCTTTACCGCCTACTCCGCGTCCAAGCGCGGCAACGCACCGTCGATGTACGGCTACAAGACCGCCGACAGCATTGCTACGGTGAACACCGAGGGTTACTTCAACGCCTTGGCCAACACCCTCGAGGTGGGCGATGTCATCCACTGTGTGACCTCCACCGGCTCCACCGCCGTGGTCACCCTGGTGTATGTCGTTTCCAACGCCTCTGGTGTGGTGGACGTGACCGACGGCACCACGCTGTCGAACACCGACAGCGACTGACCGTAGTTGTCGGCAACTGGGCCAGCCACTGAGCAATCGGAGGCTGGCCCTTCTCACATTAAGAGGTTCCAATGGCAGCAGGCGACACCGGCATCACAATCTGTTCAGACGCCCTGATCATGCTGGGCGCGAAGGCCATCACGTCCTTCAACGACGGGACCGACGAGAGCTCTGCTTGCGACCGCCTCTACCCAGACATCCGAGACTCCACGCTGGTCATGTACCCGTGGACGTTCAACACCAAGAAGATCCAGCTCGCGCAGCTGCTCACGCCGCCCGGCTCTGTGTGGCGGTACGCATACCAGCTGCCCGGCGACAAGCTGACCAACCCCCGCGCTGTGTACGACACCGCCGCCCAGGGCGCATCTCCGCGCAAGGACTGGGAGATTCAGGGCGACCAGCTGCTGACCAACCTGCCCGCCGTCTTCATCGACTACCAGTACAGCGTGGGCGAGTTCGCATGGCCGCAGTACTTCGTGCAGCTGATGAAGTACATGATGGCCTGGCACCTGGCGCTGCCGATCACCGAGCAGTCCGATCGCGCCCAGTATTGGCAGGGCGTGGCCGTGGGTGCGACAGCTGAGAATGGCCGCGGCGGCTACCTTCGCACCGCCATGAACATCGACGGCCAGCACAACCCGGTGCGCGTCATCGAGGACTACAGCCTGGTGGCAGTGAGGAACTGATGCCTCGCTTCGTTGACGTTCAGACCAACTTCAGCACGGGCGAGCTGGACCCGCTGCTGCGCTCCCGCGTGGATCTGCAGCAGTACAACAACGCCCTGGCCAAAGCCACCAATGTTGTAATTCAGCCACAGGGTGGCATTCGCCGCCGGCCAGGTCTCAAGCACATCCTTGAGCTGCCCAACACCAGCACCGCATCGGCTGGCAACGGGGTGCGCCTGGTGCCCTTTGAGTTCTCGGTGGATGACAGCTACATGCTGTGCTTTACGCACAATCGCATGTATGTCATTAAGGATGGCGCTGTCGTCACGAACATCAACGCATCGGGCAACAACTACCTGAGCACGTCGATTACTGGGGCCATGCTGTCCGAGATCTGCTGGACGCAGAGCGCGGACACCATGATCCTGGTGCATCCAGACCTTGCGCCAGTCAAGCTGGTGCGTGGTGCCAACGATGCCAGCTGGACGATCAGCAACATTACTTTCAACAGCATTCCAAAGTATGCGTTTGAGCTGGACTCGCATATCCATGTTGGCAGCAAATTGTCTTTGAGTGCTGTGTCCGGCAATGTAGAGCTCACCGCAACAAACACCCACAACACAAGCGGAACAGCGCAGGCCGGCAGCTCAAACACCATCACCCTAAAGTCGGCTTCCAGTTCGACAAATGACATCTATGTCGGGATGTTCATTGAAATCACATCTGGAACGGGGGCTGGACAAACTCGATTGTGCGAGGACTACAACGGCACAACCAAGGTTCTTGAGGTGCATCCGGCCTGGACTACCGCGCCAGACAACACCAGCCAGTACGACATCACTTCTTTTAAGGCAGCAGCTGTCGATCAATACATCAACGCTCAACCACAAGGCCGCGCTCGGATTATTGAGGTCTTGAGCGATACCAAGGTCAGAGCAGTTACTGAGTACCCGTTCTTTTCGACTAGTGACATTGACCCTGGCAACTGGGAAATTGAGCATGGCTACGAAGATGTGTGGTCAAGCGATAAAGGCTGGCCGCGCACGGTAACTTTCCATGAAGGCCGCCTCTACTTTGGCGGCAGCAAGTCGCGCCCCTCCACCATCTGGGGCAGCAAGATCGGTCTGTTCTTCGACTTCGTGCCAACCGAGGCGCTGGACGACGATGCTGTGGAAGCGACGCTGGACACCAGCTCGCTGAACGTCATCGTGGACATGATCTCTGGCCGCGATCTTCAGGTCTTCACCACCGGCGGCGAGTTCTTTGTGCCGCAGTCTGGCACCGACCCGATCACACCCACCAGCCTGACATTCAAGGCCGTGAGCCGCAACGGCTCCAAGACCGGCACCCGCGTGCAGTCGCTTGAGAGCGGCACGGTCTACATCCAGCGCCAGGGCAAGAGCCTCAACGAGTTCCTGTTCTCTGACACGCAGCTGACCTATGTGACCCAGCGCATCTCGCTGCTGTCTGGTCATCTGCTCAAGACGCCCACCCGCATGGCCCTGCGCCGTGCCACCAGCACGGATGAGGGCGACCTGCTCATGATGGTCAACTCTGACGACGGCAGCATGGCCGTCTTCAGCATCATGCGCTCGCAGCAGATCACCGCGCCCAGCGAGTTCCTGACAGACGGCGAGTTCCGCGATGTCGGCGTGGATGTCACTGACATCTACGCGGTGGTCAAGCGCCGCTTCAACGGCACCGATCGCTATTTCGTGGAGCTGTTCACCTACAACGTCTTCACTGACTGTGCCTTCACTGGTGCATCTGCCGGCGGCGTGGGCTCTGGGCTGCCCCACATCGGCAAGGCGCTCAACGTCATCACCGACGGTGTGCCGCAGTCCGATGAGGTTGTGAGCGCCGGCGGGGCTGTGACATTCGACCGCGAGGCTGTGACCAGCTACGAGGTGGGCCTGCCCTTCACTGTGTACGCCAAGACCATGCCGGTGGAGATTCGCTTGCAGACGGGCACCCGTGTGGGCTTCAAGAAGCGCATCGTGGAGATCAACGCCTTCGTGGACAACACCCAGCATCTGCAGCTGAACAACAACCCGGTGCCATTCCGCAGTTTCGACAACCCTCTGCTGGATGACCCCGAGCCGACATTCACAGGTATCAAGCGGGTCAATGGTGTGCTGGGCTATTCGCGTGAGCAGGCCATTGAGATCGGCCAGAGCCTGCCCCTGAAAATGACGCTGCTGGGCCTTGAGTACAAGGTCGCAGTGAGTGGAGGCACCTGATGGCTACGACATTTTATGACGACGGTTCGACCATAACCAGGAACGCGAACGGCACCACCTCTGCCACGCCGGCCACGGATGGTGTGACTGACTGGATGAAGATCGGCGGCGACATCTTCTCTGCTGTGCAGGGAGGCATCAATGCCGTGTCGCCCTATGCTGGCCTGGCCGCGTCCTACGCAAGCGCCGAGCGACAGAAGGCCGCCGCCTACTACCAGCAGGGCCTGTACGAGGTGCAGGCCATCGACACCCTGCGCCTGGCTCAGATCCGCACCGACCAGGACCGCAAGTACGCATCCATCCAGGCGGGCCGCAAGCTCAAGGCTGCGGAGATGAGCGCCCTGAACTACACCATCCAGGGCAACACCCTGCTTCGCACCATGGAGCGTGCCAACGCCGCGGTGCGGGCCCGCGCTGCTGCCAACGGTGTGGCCTATGCCGAGGGCTCTGCCGGCGCAGTGCAACGCGCCAACGTGACCAACACCTACCGCGACGTGGGCATCACCGACCTAAACGCGCTGACGGCCCGCATCCTGGGCTATGAGGATGCGTCGGCCATGTTCCTGGCTGCCGAGGAGCAGGCATCGCTAACCATGAACGCAGCTCAGACCCAGGCCCGCCAGCTGCAGACTGCCGGCGACTTCGCGGTCAAGAGCGGTGGCCTGCTGTCCAATGCGACCCTGCTGCAGGGCGGCCTGCAGTTTGCGCAGACTGTTCGCAACCCATTCACCTCATAAGCCATGGCAGACCTACCCATCATCCAACCGGGCCGAGTCGAGAACGCCGGCATTCCAGGTGCGACACTGCCCCAGGTCACGCCTCCCCAGGTGGACTACGTCGGCCTGCGGGCGGGGGCTGCCAACGCGCAGACGGTAGCGCAGACGCTGGACCGCCTGAGCGGTCAGCTCTTTGGCATCGCCAAGAACGCAGCGCTGGAGGCCGGCTACCAGTATGTGGCCGACAACCCTGTCACGCCCGAGCAGCTCGAGGCTGCCAAGCGCGGCAACACCGAGCCCCTGCGCCTGGGCGGATCGCTCAACGTCTTCGACCAGGCTGTCCGCAAGGCGCGGTCCCTGGAGCTGTCCAGCAACTTCGAGGCCGAGGCACGCAACAAGCTGACGGTGATGCTGACCGCAGTGGAGCAAGGCCAGGCCACCACTGAGCAGGTCCAGACCAGCATCAACGCCATGATGAATGGCTACAGCAAGAGCCTGTCTGGTGTCGATCCCGAGGCCTCGCTCAAGTTCCGCGCCACCATCGCCACCGCCGGCAATACGGTCCTGGCCAAGGCTGCAGAGGCTGAGATCAAGCGCCGCAAGCAGCAGGATCTGATCAAGTTTGACACCGACTTCGACAACAGCATCCGACTGCTGGAGGCCGCTGTCAGCCAGGGATTCTGGATTGATCCTCGCACGCAGCAGAAGCGAAGCATCGAGGACTTCGCGGATGTCTACCGCCAGACCATCAACACCAGCGCTCTGCTGCTGGGTGATGCTTCACTGCAAAAGCAATACAGCGACAAGTTTGAGGCTGCATTCAAGCAGGCCAAGATCGGTGCGACGACTGCCTTTGTGGTTGGCGATGAGTTCAGCCGCGATCAAGAGGCTGGCCTGGCCAAGCTGCGCTTCGGTGACGCCGGCAAGATGACCGATGTCTTCCGCGCCATGCCATACGACGACAAGGCCAAGGTCATCGCCAACTACATGGTGGCCATGAACCAGCGCGACACGCTGGCCGAGCGCAAGCGTGCCGATCAGAAGCGCAAGGATGTGGCCGAGTTCATCCCGCTGTACGACAAAGCCGTGTCTCTGCCTGAGACCAGCCCCGAGCGCAAGCGCCTGGCCCAGCAGATCAGCGTCATCGCCCAACGCAACCCAGAGGCTGTGCCGCTGTCGGTGATCAAGGACTTGAACGAGCCCAACAAGGAAGGCAACCAGCTGGCCGAGCTAAACATGCTCATGGGCATCCTTGATGGCAGGGTCACCAATCAGGATATCTTCGCCAACTCAACCCTCAACCCAAAGCAAAAGATCGGCTTGATCAAGATTAATAGCGCTGAAGACCGGCGCGATCTTGTACAGCGAGAGAAGATCTATAGTCAGTTGGCAAACATCCCAATGGTGCCTGGTCAAGTTGTCGTGCTTGATCCTAAAGGCGAGGAGTTTCAGCGCCGACAGCAGATCAAGTCCATGGGCATGCAGTTTCAGGCTCAAGCAGCAGCCGAGGGGAAAGTGCTTTCTCCTGTTGATGAGGAGGCAAAGCTCACGAAGTGGTTGAGTGAGCGCCGCAACACTGAGCAGGCCAAGGCAGCGCAGCGCTCGATTGAGACCGTCTGGGAGAAGAAGGCCGGCGGCAAGATCACCCGTGACACGCTGCCCGCCCTGGAGCGCAGCGGCAAGCTCAAGCCCAACGAGATCAACCAAGTCAAGCGCCTGCTCGACCAGGCAGAGGGGAATCAGTAATGGCTTACAGCCCGGTCGAAGACAAGTTCCTGTCGGCGCTCACCGCTGTCCAATTTCCTGAAGCCCCGGTTGAGCCCGCTGCAGCTGCACCCGACCAGGCTGGCGAGCCGCCCGTCATGCTGGCCCAGGCCGGCGGTGGCCTGCCCGCGGGCAGCATCAAGCCCATCCCGCAGACCACCCTTGAGAAGGCGCTGGAAACGGCTGGCATCGGCCTGGAGCAGGCTGGCCGCTTCTTCGATAGCCTGGGCCGCGTGGATGTTCCTGGGCTGGGTGAGATCAGCCTGGCAGACCTGCTGCCCTTTGTGGGCAGCCCCAAGCCCGGTAGTCGCTCTGTGATGTTCCCGGCTGAGTGGCAGGGCACACCCAAGACCCTGCAGCAGATGGGCACAGGTGTGGGCTCCATGCTCGATCGCGTGTCCACCGGCACCGGCATGGCTCGCCAGCTCAACGAGGACGCGAAACTGGCGACCATGGATGTCGCCTTCAATGCTGTGCCCGTCGGCAGGATGGTGGGAAAGGTGGCGGTCAAGGGTGCTCAGGCGCTGGCTCCTAAGGCAGCCGACATGGCCGAGAGCCTCCTGGTAAAGCAGGGGCTGATGCTGCCTGCCGTGCCGCTCGAGCAGTTCCCAAAGGTGGCCACCCAGATGGCGACCAAGGTGGATAAGGGAACGGTCAAGATCTCGGACAAGGTCAGCGCTGGCCAGGTGCTGCAGCTCGCGCCCCAGTACCGAGTGAAGGTGACTGGATTCAAGCCAGAGGGCAAGACGCAGAACATCCCGAACGTGGTGAACCCTGGAAACTACGTCGATACCGCCACGCGACTGGATGACCTGGCGCAGGCCTTCCCTGACCCGCTCGAGTCTCCCGAGCGCTTCAGCTCCATGCTGGCCACGGTCTACAACTCTGCCGAGGTTCCGCTGCCACCGCGCTGGATGATCGACAACGTCAGCGATATGAACAAGTGGTCGGGCTGGTTCGGCACCATGACGCGGGGCCAGATCGATGAGGCTGCCCGCGGCTTCTCGGTGGTGGACAAGTTCAAGACGATCTACACCGACGGCACCGCTACGCCTGAGACCACGGGCCGCTTGATGATGTGGGCCATGCTGTCTCGCCGGGCGTCTGCATATCCGCATGAGTCCGGCTTCCTGGATCTTGCCGAGCCGCTCAGTGGCCTCATCCAGAAGGCAGTGCGCGGTGAGTATGGCCAGGCCGACATCGATGCTGGCCTGCAGCTCATCAAGCAGTCGATCCCTGCTGGCAGCCCCGGCAACATGGTGACCAGCAACGCGAACGACTTCCTGCGCGTCTTCCTGCCCAAGATGAGCGAGAAGCTGCCCGATGGCCGCACCAAGCTGCAGGCCCTGCACGACATGATCGCCAACCCCAACATGACGGGCCCGCAGATCCGGAGAGAGTTCTACGGCCTGGCGCAGGACGTTGGCATCAAGAACAAGGTGCTGTCCTTCGCTCTGCTGGTCTCTGGCCGCGACGATGTGATGGTGCTGGACCGCATCCAGATCAACCGCCTCTTCGCTGGCGGCGACAAGATCTACGACGACGTGGCGCACCTCTTCGACGGCGGCCCTGGCCTGGCCATCTACGAGGGCCTGGAGCGCTCGCTGGGCTCGCGTGTGAAAGATCTCTACGCCAGCGTGGGCCGCGCCGACCAGGCCAGCCTGGGCCGCTATCACTGGGAGAGCTGGGTGCTGTCCTCTGGCCAGGAGGTCGCGCACCCGACGCTCGAGACCATCGTCAAGTCTGCCAGGGGCGAGGCCAACGCCTTCGCCGGCGTGCCGGTCAAGGAAGGCCGCATGCATGAGCGGGCCTTCGGCGTGACCTATGAGCGCACGCCAGAGGGTGGCAATCGCTTCGTGTTCCCGACTGCCGCCGGCGACGAGTACGTCTTCGACAAGCCGGCCCTGGATGAGATGTTTGCCTTGGTCATGGACAGGAAGAACGGCATTATCCCCAAGGACTTCCCAGGAGTAAAATACTTCTCGAAGGACACGCTGGAAGATGGCAGTCCCAACCCGTACTTTGGGAAACCTTGGTACTCATGGCCAGGAGTAAACCGTGAACGAATCGACCAACTCGCAGCCGAATACGGCACCAAGCTCGATACCGTCCAAGGAAGCGGAGCTCTGGAAGGAGCTGGCGCAGGTCAAGCTGCCGGTGGACCCGTCGGAGCCCGAGGAAAAGCAGGACAATCAGCAGGCATAAGTAGGGGCCGCAGCGCTCCGCAGCAAGGAGCGAACTGATGGCCATCCAACCTCTTGACCAGCGTCTAGACAGCATCCTGCCCGCCGCGCCGACGCCGATCGGCCCGGCACCTGAAGCGGCCCTCGAGCCGATGCCTGCTGATGTGCAGGAAGCGGCACCCGCTGATCCCGAGTCAGAGCCTGGCAGCCCCAGCATGGAGGGCGTCCAGGTCGCCGGCCCGGTAGACGCAGCGCTTCGCCGGCTGGTCACGCGCCAGGCCGCACGCGCCGAGCGCAACCTGGTTCCCGATGCAGCCCGCGCCGCCGAGGGCGTGCTGCCCGACGTGGCCAAGGCTGGCCGATTCCGGCTCATCCCCGAGGCTGATCAGCCCCTGTCCGACATGGTCATGGACGCGGTCAGCCGCCGCCAGAAGCAAGGCGCACTGATCGGCAAGCCCAGCCCCACCGCAGCAGACCGTGCTGGCCCGGTGGACGTTCCTGTCGAGCCATTCAACCTGGCGCGATACAGCAACCATGATGCCGCCGGCGTGGTGGCTGGCGTGGCCGATGCGCTGAACATCAAGACCAAGGCCGTCACCTTCGACGAGATCAAGTCCAAGGCCAGCGAGAACGGAATCAGCGAGTCTTTCCTCACGCGCCTGATGGGCAACGACGGCCGCATGATGCCCAGCGCCGTGGAGACCTACAAAGCGCTCGAGGTGCTGGAGTCCAGCGCCAACGAGCTCGATCGCCTGTTCAGGCTGGTCAACTCTGGCCAGGCCACCGACGTGGACAAGCTCGCGCTGCGCCAGCAGATCGCCTTCCATGGCTTGGTACAAAAGGGCGTGAAGGGCATGCAGACCGAGACTGCTCGCGCCCTGGCCGTCTTCCGCATCCCCCGAGATGGCAATGCACCGATCGTGCGCCAGGTGCTGGATGAGTACGGTGGCGACGGTGCCCTGCAGGATCTGGCCAAGAGCTACCTGTCGCTGGAGTCTCGCGCTGCCCAGAACGCGCTGGTCGAGAAGTCGATGATGTCTGGCCTGAAGGACATCTGGTTCACCACCTACATCAACGGCCTGCTGTCGAGCGGCGTGTCGCATGCCAAGAACGTGGTGTCCAACACGCTCTTTGGCCTGTATCAGATCCCCGAGCGGCTGGTGGCTTCTATGTACAGCAACGTGCTGCCTGATGGCGTGCGCAGCTGGAAGGCCCTGGTGCCGGGCAGCGAGGCCGAAAAGATCGGCTACGACGAGGCGCTCACCATGGTGCAGTCGCTTCGCAATGGCCTGGTCGAGGGATTCCAGCTCGCCAGCAGGGCGTGGAAGAACGACTCGCCTAACGACCTGGCCAGCAAAATCGAGCTGCAGCGCATGCCCTTTGAAAGCCTGGGCTCCAGCCTGCAGGCCATGACGGGCCAGACGCCCGACACCTGGCTGGGCAAAGCCCTGAGCTACTACGGCACCGCCATCACAGTGCCTGGCCGGGCCCTGATGACCGAGGATGAGTTCTTCAAGGGCGTGCTCTACCGCATGGAGCTCAACGCCCAGATCACTCGCCGCGGCAAGCAGGTCTACCGCGAGGGCATTGATGCCGGCATGTCCGAGACCGACGCCATGGCCAAGGCCTCGCTGGAGGTGCAAGGCCTCTTCGCCAACCCGCCCAAGGATCTGGATGAAGCGGCCATGCTCTTCGCGCAGAAGGGCACCTTCACTGCCGAGCTGCCGCCGGCGCTCAAGTCGCTGCAGCAGGTCTTCAATCACCCGGCGCTCAAGGTGATCGTTCCCTTCTTCAAGACGCCGGCCAACATCGGCCTGCAAGTGATCGAGCGCACGCCCTTCGCCCCGCTGTCCTCGCAGTGGCGCGAGGAGGTCGCCAAGGGCGGCATCTACCGCGACATGGCCATGGCCAAGGTGACGCTGGGCTCTGCGGTCCTGGCCACCTTTGCAGCCATGTCTGCCGAGGGCATCCTGACTGGGCGCGG